TACACGTATTGCAGTTCCAGAATCAAATATACAAACAACAACTCCGGCAGAAGAATTAACGTGGGTTCCTGCTACACAAGTTGATGCAGATACAGCATTACAACAATTAAAAGAAGCCGGGTACTTAACAGAAACTGGCGAAATAAATCCCGAATATGTGCCCGACGAAACAGGTATTGCTCCAGAAGAAGAAGAAGAAGTAAAATTTTACCCAATGGACGAACGTCCTGGCGATTATATTGAACCTCCTTTGGTTGCAAGTATAGTAGCAGATAACGCATTACCAGATTTAGGCGAAGCTAGCCGTAGTGATTTTGGTAACCAATTCCCTGCAAATCCAAAAAAAGGTGATACATACTTACGCACAGACTTCTTACCAAATCGTTTGTTCAAATTCAATGATTTTAAGTGGATTGAAGTTGACAAAAACAGCACAGACGTGTATGCTTATGAAGAAGCGTATATTAAGCATTTAATTAATCAAATTGATGCTGGTATGTATGATATAGAAACACTAACAGAAACAGAAAAGCAACAAATTCAGGAATATTTAAATAAAAATTAATAACCCAATTTAATCAACTAAATAAACTTATGGCATATCAACCCAAAAACGGACCAGTAGTATGTAGAGGCAACACAGTTACATTACGTGAAAACGAACCTGTGGAAAAAGCATTACGCAAATTCAAAAAGAAAGTCTTAGAATCGGGCTAACTTAAAGAGCGTGAGACTTACGAAAAGCCTACTACAGCACGCAAGAAAGCTAAGGCGGCGGCAAAGAACCGTTGGCGTAAAAAGTTAGCTTCTGAGTCCCTACCTAAAAAATTGTACTAATTCTTGACAATTTTATAATTTTGTAGTATAAATATATATGTAGATGCCCGGGTGGGGTCTACAAAAATGTCAAACACTTGCTTAATAAAGGAGATATAAAATGACACAATTAGAAATTCGCACACTCGATTTACCTTCATTTGTAAACCAAATTCATCGTCAAACCATTGGCTTTGATCGTATGTTTGAAGAACTAAATCGTACATTCGCTAACAGTCGTACTGATGGCAATTACCCTCCACACAATGTAGTTAAACTAGATGACACTCACTATGTCATCGAAGTAGCTGTTGCTGGATTTGCCGAAGACGAAATTGACGTTGAACTAAAAGAAAACGTCCTAACTGTCAAAGGTGAACAAGCCAAACTAGAACAGGAAGTAGAATACCTACATAAAGGTATTAGTGCTCGTAATTTTACACGCACCTTCCCATTAGCCGAGCACATTGAAGTACGTGGTGCCACAGTTAAAAATGGTATTTTGGCTATTGCTTTAGAACAAGTTGTTCCTGAAGAAAATAAACCAAAAAAAATTGCCATATCATTTGCAAAATAAGCAGTAAAGCTGTATAATAAAGGGAGTGTAACAACTCCCTTTTTCAATATAATATATTATGAGCGAATCGATGTCCAAAACTAAAACAGAAGCAGTAGTGCGTCCACGGATTGAACCTAAAAATAACATTCCCGAACCACCACAGTATCGTGTTATCTATGTCAATGACGAAACTACTACTCAAGAGTTTGTAGTTGAAACATTGAAAATAATCTTCCACTATGACCAAGGTGGTGCTGAAGCACTAACCTTGCGAGTACACGAAGAAGGATCTGCAGTAGTAGCAGTATTACCGTACGAAATGGCCGAGCAAAAAGGTATCGAAGTTACACTATTAGCTCGTAACAACGGATTCCCGTTACAAGTAAAAGTAGAGCAGGACGTATGATATTCAACAAAGTAAGACAACTTAAAGACGATGGTAAAGTAATTGGTATTACCTTTAGTACATTTGATATGCTACACGCAGGACACGTTGCTATGCTTGCTGAAGCAAAGAATCATTGTGATTACTTAATTGCTGGATTGCAAACAGATCCAACAATAGACAGACCTGATACTAAAAACAAACCTGTTCAAAGTATTGTAGAACGTCAAATACAATTAGCCGCTTGCCGTTATGTTGACGAAGTGGTTATATATAGTACAGAACAAGATTTAGTAGACTTACTATTAATACTACCATTGGATGTACGTATCCTTGGTGTTGAATACGAACACACTGACTACTCAGGTAAACAAGAAGGTATGCGTCGTGGTATCGTGCCTATCTTTAACGGTCGTGATCACAGTTTCTCTAGCTCGGGCTTGCGTAGTCGAGTAGTAGAAGCCGAATCGATGAAACTACTCAAGCAAAAATAATTAAAAAGTATAAAAAATGGCATTCGATATAATGCTCGATTTAGAAAGCCTGGGTACACGCCCAGACTGTGCGATCCTCACCTTAGGTGCTGTTAAGTTTGATCCTTATACAGTTGACAAGTTTGGTGACAGCTTATATCTACGCATTGATGTAGATGAACAATTAGCACTAGGTCGTGAAGTACAAGCAGACACACTTGCATGGTGGGAACGTCAAGCCGAAGATGTACGAGAAGAAGCACTTAGCGAAGAAAATCGGGTTAGTCTAGAAACACTATACAAAGACTTAAATCGTTTTTGTGTTGGAGTAGGAAACATTTGGTGTCAAGGTCCTGCATTTGACATTGTTATTTTAGAAAACATTTATCGTCAAATGGGCTGGCCAACTCCTTGGCAGTTCTGGCAAATCCGCGATAGTCGTACACTATTTGGAGTACACGGAGATCCACGTGAAAAGAATAAAGCTGGCTTGCACAATGCCTTGGAAGATTGTATTAGTCAAGCACAAGGTGTACAAGAAATTTATCACAGACTGAAAATTGCCAAACCTGAATTTGGTAGATAAATATCACAGCAACGCCAGGTTCTTCCGACGTCGGGACAACATAGACGCTTGACATAAAGATGTCTTTACTGTAGAATATACTACAGAACGCCTACCGTAAGTAGAGTTCTTCTACAAGCAACAAAAAATTATAAGGATATTTAAAATGTTTAAATCAACCTTTGTTGAAAGAATCCCTCGCAGCTTGGCTAAAGTTATTACATGGCGCATTATTATGACCACCCAATATTTTATATTAGGCTGGTGGGCCACCGGTAGTTGGATTGGCGGTGCAGGACTTGCTGGTGTAACTACTATTATTAACAGCGGAATATATTTCTTACACGAACGAGCATGGAATCGTTCAAGCTGGGGAAAACAAGTTGTCAGTTAACCGTGATCAATTTGGTGTATATCGAGTTGGGGATTTAAAATTTTACAGTAAAGTTGAAGCAATCGAAATGCACAGTAAATTAAGAATATAGCGATTATAGCTTAAGTGGAGTTTATTGTCAACTTATTATTCTAAAAAGTATTCTTTACTCCAGCAAGCCTTAAATCCTTTAGATATGTCAGTGGGGTCATTTTTCCAATATTCGGGAATGGTTTGCCATAATTTTGTAAGCCCGATATGATAGTGTTGTTTAAACTCGTGTTGATTGCTTACATTAAAAAACCAATTATCTCTTGGAGTGAGTATTAAACTAGCTGGTTTGCCTAGTGAAAAGGTATTAATATTCCAGTTAGGATAAATTAGACTGTGTACGCCGTGGTTATCTAACCAAAAGTTAACACCGTTAATTGTTTTGTATGCTAAATCACTTTTTTTGGTACTTATAAATGGTAAATTGATAATATTATTTGAATTGAGATAATTTTTAATTAAATGCGATTGTTTAATTACAATTTCTGGCATACTCGGTGACCAATAAAATAATTCATCTGTATATGGTAGTTGTCCTGCCATCGATTTAACCGTACAGGCATTATCAATGATATCAATAAACCGAAATATAAATTTATTTTCTTTTTGAGAAATTCTTGGCTTATCATGCCCCCATAAAATACAAAATTTTTTTCCAGTGTTGATTATATCGCACCATTCTTTAATTTTTAATGGTAATTCTTCTCTACTAGCGGCATTAGGGTTAAATGCAGAATTTAACTTATAAATCCAGTCAAATTTATTTTGATCACTTTTGAAGAAATCTATAGTTAAATTAGTTAAATCGATTAATCTATAATTTAGCCAGGGATACGTAGTTTTTAATTCGTTAATGGTTGGAATAGACACCTTATAAATTTCACTATTAAGATAGTTTTCTTTATCACTTGTTGCGTCATAATTAACAAATGACGCCACCTCATCTAACTTAATATCGTTTGATAAAAATGTATCTAGCACATTAAAACTATCAGCTCCGCCGCTATACATTAGTACAATGTAATCATATTTTGTACGTAAATCTTCGGCACGTTTTTTGTATAATTGAGAAATAGTTGACTTGGGTTCAATTGTCCAATCATAACTGCTAAAAAGTGCTTCATTAAAATCCCAATGAGGATGTATACCGGTTTTAGTATGCATCTCAATAGCTTCTAATTTGCTATAAAATTTTAATTCACCAATTCTATAACACCCAAGTTTATCATCGTTCATCGTAATATTATTTACAAAAAAATATATGTATATAAATAATTTTATATGCAATTATATACAGACCGGCACAAAGAAAAAATTAAAAATCTATATAATACTATACCATGGTATGGTAATAGGAGTCAATATACTTTTCATCTTGATCAGATAATTTCGATTGAGGATTTATTATTAGATTTAAAACCGACGACAGTTCTTGATTATGGCAGCGGAAACGGCGTTGCAGTCGATAAGTTAGAAACATTATTTCCGCACATTCGATTTACTAGATATGATCCTTTTGTTATTAAGTATGCAACTAAACCAACAGGCCATTATGATTTAGTAATTTCTCATAGAGTTATGCGATCAGTTGAAATGGAATACAAAAAATTAGTTTTAGAAGATATGTACAATTATGCTTCAAAATATTTATTAATAGAAATACTACTGTATGATGTTGATAATATTCCATATACATTTTATGATAATATACTATCTGCTTATAATATATTAAATAAAGGTTCAGGGGATCCAATCTTACGTCAGGGATCCGACGGAGTTGATCATTATATTACTAATGTTGGGTATCTTATATCAAAATAGTTAATTAGTTGTCTTCCCCCAATTAGTATAATTCCATACCCGTTCAGAACGGGTATGGAACCGAATTGTATTTGTAAAACAAATTACAGAGAACAATTTACAAAATAAATAATTTTATGCAAATAGTATGGAACCAACAGGCTGTTGAACAGCTAAAAAATAATCACACAGTATTAGAGTTAGAAACTTTTGACGTTAAAGGGATACCAGTGACTACTTACTGTGTAGTACCTGCAGAAAAGCTAATGGCTGATATTGCAAATTTAAAGAATCTTACAGAAATTCACGCCGAATTTGTACGATCTTATCGCACAAAAAACTACAAACTTTGTCAAGACTGTGCCGAGCATTTAATGGGCAGATTTGGCGGAGAATTAGATAGTTTTTACGAAGAAATTCTCTCTAGATTTAATTAAACCCAGTTATTTCTTGTTCTAGATCCTATAAATAGTAATAGGAGCTAGAGTACACCCACTCTACCCACTCTACCCATAACAACTATAAAAGGGAGAAGAATGCGGTTAATTAAATCATCTATTCTAATAGGTGTAATTTGGGCTACTGTTGCTCAAGCTACACCTATGAATGATTACTCGTTTAAGAGTCCAAGTTTAAATGGTTCTAAC